GTCCATCTTGTGCGGTAAGTATAAATATACAAGACCTCTAAGACTATAGCAATACTAAAATTATTTTTAACCTCGAAATTTAACCTAATTCTAATAAGATCACATAGTCAGATATCCTCCTCAAAGAAGTCGGTTTCCCTAACTGCTTGAAAGGCTGCGTGTCGAGATAGATAATCTACCTCAACACCGTGTTTGTTACATGCGCTGAGAATAAGTGGAAACCAGTGGTTCCACATATCCTCGGGGTGGAGAGCTAATTCTTTTAAAGCAAAGCTCACATTTACTTGGGCATTCAGACTTTCATCCTCTCCAGATTTTTGCCAATTCATACAATCTAATATACTATTTAAATCTAAAGGTGCTAGCCACCTATCTAATTCACTTACATATCTAAAAGATCTTTTAATAAAGGTAACTTCTTCAAGAGTACGAGATTTTATATCACAGATCCTATCTTTGTCTTCCATAGTATAATCTAAACCTACTGACTTGAGAAATTTGGGTAATGTAAGTTGATTAAAATTTTCTATGTATCTTTCAGGGACTCCCATTACATGGTCATCCCCATAAGTCACTATAGAAAATTCACTGAAGAAAATACGGATACTTTCTTCTGGTCTACTTACATTATTTTGAGATTCTACAAAAGCATAACACATGACTATATTAACAAAAATACTATTTATAATTGAAGTTAGGAAATGTCCTGAAGGGAGAGATTTAGACCAATAGTATAATTTACCAAAAGAATAATGTACAGAATTTAAAAGAGATTCTAAGAGAACCCATCGAACACGCCTGTGTTGATCACGTGTAGCTTGAGGGAGGGAATGATCCTCACATAGCTCCACGATCACACCACAAGCAGCTCTCAGGATTTCTTTTTCTTGAGATGAATCGAAACTCGCAAAATCGCCAGCCACAAAGTGTTTATTTTTGAGCAAGTGGTGGGCGACACGAGTCCAATCATCAGAATATGGATTTGTTCCAACGGCAATATTGTTTATTATCTTACTTCTAATCAGTCTTGAAACTCCACCCTGTAAATACATTCTACATAAAATTAAGTAAGGTAATGGTGAAGCTGAGAAAAGTCTAGTTTTATGTGCTTTTTCTATAACTTTTCTTTCATCTTTAAGGGTATCAATAAAAACATGTACAGATGAGATTCCTTTTATTGCAAGAGATTCTATATGTTCTACGTCCTTCTTTAACTCTAAAGCTAACTTAGTTGAAAAATTAAATGGACCCTCACTGCCAAATATCTCTTGTTTGCCGTTTTTAACCTTGGCACACAATGG